GATGTAGATGCTGCCATTGATGACATTGTGAACGAGGCGATTGCCAATTTAGAAAATGAAAAGCCTATAGAAATTAAATTAGATAATTTAAAGGCACCGAGTTCCATTAAAAAATCTATTGAAGAAGAATTTCATAACATTACAAAACTGTTAAAGTTTCAAGAACGAGCACAAGATTATTTCCGCCGTTGGTATATTGACGGACGAGTTTATTTTCATAAAGTGATTGACACATCAAAACCGAAAATGGGTATCACCGATATTCGGTATATTGATCCACGAAAGATTAAAAAAATTCGTAATGTTAATAAAGAAAAAGATGTAAAGACTGGCGTGGAATTTGTAAAGAGTGTAGAAGAATATTTCGTATATAATGAGAAGGGCATTTATGTTGCTTCTCCTTCCGCCATGAGTGTACCAAACAACACAGGATTGAAAATCACAAATGATGCCATTTGTTATGTTCCTTCTGGATTGTTTGATGTTGATAACAACATGGTGTTAAGTTATCTCCACAAAGCCATCAAGCCAGCCAATCAGTTGCGTATGATGGAAAATGCTTTGGTGATTTACCGATTAGCCAGAGCTCCCGAAAGAAGAATATTTTACATTGATGTCGGCAATCTTCCGAAATTGAAAGCCGAACAATATTTGAAAGACATCATGAATCGGTATCGCAATAAGTTGGTGTATGATGCATCAACGGGTGAAATTCGAGATGATAAAAAGACTATGAGCATGTTGGAAGATTTCTGGTTGCCCCGTCGTGAAGGCGGCAAAGGAACAGAAATCACCACATTACCCGGTGGTCAGAACTTGGGTGAGATTGCTGACATTGAATATTTCCAACGTAAGTTGTATGAAAGTTTATATGTTCCTGTATCACGGTTACAACAACAAACTGGATTAAATTTCGGTCGGGCCGCAGAAATCAATCGTGATGAATTGAAGTTCACAAAATTTATTACCAAGTTGCGCCGCCAATTCACCAAATTGTTTGATGATTTAATGAAAACACAGCTCATCTTGAAGGGTGTTATCACAGCCCAAGATTGGGATGAACTACATGAAGGGATTGAATATCAATTTGCCCAAGATGCTTATTATTCAGAAAGCAAAGAACAAGAATTAGTTCGTTCACGAGTTGAATTGTTAATGCAATTGGCACAATTCGACGGACAATATGTGAACAAGCGATATATACAAAAGAACATTCTTCGTTTTAGTGACGAAGAAATTGAAGAAATTAATGCTGATAATGAGCAACAAGCATCTGCCAGCATGGATTATTCAGAACCTTTGGAAGATCCTAACATGAAGGGCAACATCATTCAGAAAGGAACCCCTGCACCTGCCAAAGGTGCACCACCAAGTCCCCCAAAGAAAACAGATAAGAAATGATTAACGAAGTCAAGATTGGAGATATCGTCTCCTTCCGCCATAATAAAAAACAAGTTACAGGAAAAGTCATTCATCGCCATGTTGATAAAGAGAAAGCCTTTCTTGCTGGTCATGTGAATGTTGAAATTGAAGGCGGTTCTTCCTATCCTGTCACCGTTCATGTCTCTAAATTAAAACCAGCTGTAACAGAGGAAACTTACATGGAAAATATCCGCGAACACGTTGATGCACTTGTTGATTCCATTGAAGCAGGAAACAACATAGATGCACAAGAATTATTTGACTCCATTCTTCAAAACAAGATTAACAAGTTAATGGATGAAATGAAGATGGAATTATCCAGCACTTTGTTTGATACATCTGAATGTGCTGACTGTGAACAATCAGTTGAAGAAGCCAAAAAGATGAAAGATGGCAAAGAAGCTGAAAAGGATGAAGAAGAGGAAGAGGATGAAGAAGTAGAAATTGATGAAGCATTAAAAGGCAAGCAACATAAGATTGATGCCAACAAGAATGGCAAAATTGATGCTCATGATTTCAAGATGCTTCGCGCCAAGAAAGGTGTGAAGGAAGAAAATGAACTTGAAGAAGGCATTAAAGATACAGTAAAAAAATATGCTAAGAAAACTATGCACACTGCCGCTGAAGTAGGTGATGCATTAGTGCAAGGAGCAGTGCATGGTTTGTCTCACGGTGCATCTAATCCTGCTCCAATGAGTACATATAGTCATATTAAACCTTTCAAGAAACTTGCCAATAAAGTTGCTAAGGAAGAAGCTGAACAAATTGATGAATATCAAAAGGGATTATTTCGTCCGCCCACCGGCTTCACCAAGAAAGGTATTGAAAAAGGTGGTGGCGTAAAAACCACTCTTCACTATGCAAAGAAGAACGGTTCTGAACCCGTAGGCGCTACCATGACGTTGGGACGTACAACTGTACCATTAGGCAAGACACCTCCAAAGCCAACTCGTCGTGTCAAGGAAGAAGTGGAACAAGTTGATGAATTGAAAAAGTCCACATTACAAAGTTATGCTGATAAAGTAGGCGGTAGTCGTGGAGGTAATGATGGCGGCCAACTTGGCGGACTTGCAAAGAAGGCACATGCTGAAGTCAAGTCAGGCAACACTGCCGCAGCTCAAAAAACAGCACAAAAGTTTGTGAAGCGTGAAAAAGGATTGAAAACTGCGGTTGATAAACTTCATCAAAAGCGTTTTCAAAAGGAAGAAATTGAACAAGTTGATGAAGTCATCACAAAGAAAACACCTACAGGTGAAGTCATCAAGGATTTTGTACATTCAAAGAATCCTAAGTTCAAGGGAAAGAGCAAGAAGGAACGGATTCGTATGGCATTAGGAGCAAAATATGCCATGATGAAGAAAGAAGAAGTTGAATTAGATGAAGGTAATAAAGAAAATAAAGCAAAGAAAAATGCTCATATTTCTGCAACAGCAGATGATAAATTAAAACAATCACGCCATGTATCAGCAGCAGCTAATCCTGGAATGACTAAACGTGGAAAATATCGTTTAGCTCAAGGTGGTTCAGGTGATGATTTAGCCAGAACCAGAGAAAAGCTCCGGAAGGATTAATGAAACACTTCAAAGAATTACGGGAAAGCCATTATCCCACACAAGGTTCTTCAGTTGAATATCCTCCTTACAAGGAAATGGATATGAAGAACCTTGTGAAGGATGCTATAGATGACATGGCAGAAGATGATGGTCCTCATACCAGTGATATTCCCGATATGCCAAATTTCACAACCGTGGCTAAACCAGAAGATGTCATCAATCAACCTTCTTCGGAAGGAAATCGTGATGCCACAGGGGGTGTTGCCTCAAGAAAAACAGGCAAGCCATTTAAAACTCTACGAAAGAAAATGAGTTATGGTGGTGAAGATTTTTCAGGTGCTGTTGCTTCAGTTGCCATTGGTGAAGCTGTGAAAGATGCAGCAGACAAAGGAGAATATGATTACGAAGGTGATATGGCAAAGTCATCTCTTCGTACCATCGTTCGTAATGCTCAAATGATGCATGATATGTTATCAGAAGATGAAAATCTTCCGGAATGGGTTGCAAGCAAAATTACATTGGCAGAAGATTACATTGTGACTGCTGCACAATATATGCAATCTGAAATGAATGAAGAAACTTTGGATGAAATTTCTCGTTTCAAAGAACGTGAGATTGCCCATGAACTTCGTCATGAAGATGAATATGAGCGTAAACATAAGCGTCCATATGTTGCTCCTGCTAGAAGACCAGCACCAGAACCTCACTCAGTTCACGTTGGTGGCAAGAAATGGAAAAGTTTTGGTTCACATGCACATGCCTCAGCAGTTGCTAAAAAACTAGAAGCGAAAGGAAAAAAAGCTACTGTTCACAAGGATGATTAATGAATACGGTCTCTGAATTAATTTCACTGTTATTTGCAAGTAGAAATCAAGCACATGTTTTTCACCTTCAATCTTCATCATTTTCTGCACATAAAGCATTAAATGAATATTATGACTCCATTGTTGACTTAATAGATGCCTTTGTAGAAAGTTATCAAGGCAAACATGGTATCATAGAAAATTACACAACACCTGGTTCTATAAAACAAAATGCAAGCACACAAGACATGATTGCATACTTTGAAGACCTAGCCGATACAGTAGCACAATCTCGAAAAGAAATACCACAAGATGATTATCTATTAAATCAAATAGACGAGATGGTCACATTGCTTTATAGCACCGTTTATAAGTTAAAGTTTTTAAAGTAGAGGAAAAATAAATGGCAATAACAGTATTAAAAAAGACACCTATTCATTGTGTCATTGCTGTATCAGGAACAGGAGTAACAGAAACCATTGATTTAGATACCACGTTATCTACATCAACACAAACGGCTTCATCTCCGAAAGTTAACATCACAGGACTCTATTGGTCAGTCCCTGCGGGTAATGCTACCATTACTCGTAACTCAGTACAAACTTGGGTGATGACTGGATCAAGAGAATTCCAATTTCATGGATTCTCAGATAATCGTGAACAAGGAAGTAACATTGTTGTTGTCACACCAGCAGGCGGCGGCACAGTCATCATTGAAGTGGTGAAAGTTTCCGGCTATGGTGATAATCAACATTTGAATCAATCAATAG